ACCAATAACATCTTTATCTAATGCCATTAAAGCGATGATGTCTTGTGGTGAATAATGAATATCTGAATCAATGAATAGTAGATGTGTAAAACCTGAGCGTAAGAATTCATCTACTAGGTAATTTCTTGCTCGTGTGATTAGTGATTCGTTGAATAAGAATGAAAACTTTGTTTCAATCCCATATCTTGACATTGTTGTTTGAAGGTCTAAACAAGATTTAACATATAGACCATGTGCCATACCGCCATACATTGGTGTTGCCACAAACAACTTATTCTTTTTTAATTCTTCAATCTTAACTTGAATTTCCATGATAAGCCCATTTCAATAATAAAAAAAAGGTGTGACACCTATATGTATCACACCTTTCTTGTGGATCCTAAACTATTTTAGGCAAATGCTCTCTCACCTTGTTTGCGAATAGCGGCGATACCAGCTGCAACCATACGCTTTGTAGGTGCACCCAAACGGTAGAATGAAACTTTATCACCGTTTGTGTTAATGCGTGTGTTCAAGTAGATAGCATGACCATCGTTACGCAATTCATTGATTGTTGCTGATGGGTTTGCAACACCGAAAACTGATTGCATTTTAGCAGCAGTTAAGGTATTGTAAGCGCTGTCTTTTGAAAGATACGCAAGGATTTTAGACTTCACAGAATTAGATTGTCTTTTTGACATCTTGTTTTCTCCATTATATGAATCACTCTTAAATAAAACTGGTTGAGAGGTGATCCTTCTCTCAATTTGAAACTTAAATATATCACGAATATTAAACATTGTCAAGCCCTTTCAAGGTAAACATAATAAAAAAGACCTATCGTTGCCGATAGGTCAAGTGCCGAACTACTACTAATACGAAGCAGCAACCGTGTCATTAGGACGGGAAGCCTCTTCAACTACTTCTGGTGCCGGTGCCATAATTTCTTCAACTGAAGCACCTGCATCAACTTTGGTATAAAGGTCAACGAAAGATGTTTTGGTATCATCATCAAACCTATTAAGACATAAACCAATCGCTTTCATTTTGTCACCAAAGATGCCAAAGGTTTCTACGATATGGACTAACCTACGGGTTGAAATGACTTCATCGCAACCACCTTCTTCAAAGGTTTGGCGAATGACCGTTGCCCATGTTACAAGTTTATCGGCAAAGTCATCGTCAGATTTATTGACCGATTCCAATTCTTTTTTGATAATCTTTTTCTCGGTGGCAACTGGTGGCCAATCTTGTTCGTAGGTATTACGGAAACGCTCAAGGAACGCTTCATTCAAAACATTGGTGAACATATAACGACCGTCTTCTGAACCTTTACCTTTGGTATTAGCAGTAGCAAATACTGTAAAGCCTTCAGCAGGTGTTATGATTTCGCCCTTCTTTTTAAGTAAGAATGGTTTGCCTTCAAGCACCCGTTGCAAACAGGATAGGTTTTGAGCGCCATAGTCAATCTCATCAACACATAAAACGGCGCCTTGACGAGCGGCAGTGGTCACAGGACCATCTCGCCATTCCATTTCACCATTAATTAAAACATAGTTACCTAATAGGTCACTCTCATCGGTTTCTGGTGTCATAGACACTAGCACAAATTTTCGTTTAAGTTTAGCACAAGCCTGTTCAATGGACATTGTTTTACCATTACCAGAATGGCCTGTTACAAAAACTGGAAAGAATCGTTTGGATTCTACAATAGAAACCACATCATCAAAGTTACCAAAAGGGACATAGTTTTTATATGTCTTTGGAACTAAATCCGAGATATCCAATTCAGTAGTGACATTGGCAATACGGTTATTAGATTCTTCTCGTTTCCTGACGATTGGAACGATTTGGGCCTGTAATTCAGGTAAAGCTTCAGACTGGACATTGGATGCGCCTATGGCGTCTGGAACACGATATAAACCACGACCAATACGATTGGATTCGTCTTTGGTGAACCATTGGACATTGGTTAGACCTATGCCCTTCATAATGTCTTTAATTTCACTCTTGGTGACCTCTGGTTTACCAGTCGCCTTTAGGGCATTGATAAACTTGTCACGCAATTCGGCACGATTGCTACTCATAATATAAAAACTCCTTTTTAATTGTATAACCATTATATCAGGTATTTCAATATTTGTCAAGAGCTAAATGCCCTTATAAATCAATGACTTACAGGATTTAATTAATCCTTTATAAATCAAGAGCTTAGGCAGCGATGCCTTCAATGAATTTGGACACCACTATTCTATTTACTTGGCGCTTTTTATTAAACTTCATAAAGGCATTTTTCAATTTATTGGTTGTTACCTTACCTTCAATTTCAATTTCATCAATTTCGGTATTCAAATCTTTACCGCCAAGAATGAAAAAGAATTTATTAAAACCAGGATTATGGGATACCAAAGCTTTGTTTGTTTTTAATTCTTTAGATAGCTCTTTAGCTTTCTCCCAATGAAATCTCTCTCTATGGATTTGTTTACCACTTTCATCATAATACTTATTGATGATAGCGCCTTGTAAATTACGGCTACTATTTGGTGTGATAAAGAAACCAAACACTTTAGAATTTGTTGCCTTACGGAACCATTCTAGTGTAGCTTTCATCACATAATCACGGTTAATATCGGCTTCTGGATCAACCCTATACTCAAATTTAAGTTTTGGATCCGTGAAGATGATATTTGTAGAATACGATTCAAACATTTTATCACGATAGATGGTATTGCTTTCATCTGGATTGGTTGGGTAATATGTGCTAATTTGGTCAGCTTCGCCATCGTGAACAATAACCAAACTACTTAAATCTAGGTTATTGACCTTACGGAAGTTTAGCATGACATCTTTCATAGCACAAATAGCTTGTGATAAAGGTGTGTTAGATAAATTTTCTGATTCTGGTCTAAAGAATCTCACAGGACCATACCTTGTGCTACGGTCATCATAAGACGCTTTAAGCATTAGCATATTCTTGAGGCAACGACTGAATTCTGCATTACCCATTTTTGAATTAAGGTATTCACGGAGTAAAACAGACCTCATTCTTACTTCACCAGGATTGTTGGTGAACATTTTATTCATCTCAGCTTCAGAGTTAGTATCCATGCCATGGTCTCTTTTCCAATTTGACCATGAATCAGAGAAACTATAAACATGGAATGGAATATTTACTTTACGGCAAAACATCGCTAACACAAGGATTTGCTCAATTGAACCACCCATGTTTTGTGACATTGAACCAGAATAGTCCAATAATAGGATAAGTCCGTGTGATTTACCTTTTGGCACCATCATCACTTTACGGAAGATATTATCATCAAAAGAATAGGTAGCAATCTTATTAATGTCAATATCACCTGTATCAGATATTTTAGCCTTAGCGAAAGATTTAGCTGCTTTCTTCATCTCAAATTCTTTGGCAAGTAATGAGATATATTTTTCATTTTTATTTTTGAAATCACGAACCAATTGTTGCACATCGCCTTCAGCAAATAGACCACCATCTAATTGTTGTTTCCATGATTCTTCCATCAATGAATGGACTTTTTTGTATGGTGTTACAACCTTATCTAAATGAGCTTTAGGGAATGTTACATAAACATAGTCCTTACTTTTCTCATCTAAAAGCATGGCTTCGTTTTTACGGAATGCCTCATCGGTTTCACATCTAGGTTCAAATTGGTCTTCCATTGCAACATTGGATTCTTTATCATTGTTCAATTGGAATTCTTTGGTCTTTTCTTTTTCTGCTTCTGATTCTTGCTCTGATTCATCACCTGAACCTTTGCCTTCATCGTCACCAGTACCTGCTTCGTCAGCATTACCTTCGTTGGCAGAATCAGAATCTTCGCCAATCTCATCATCAAATTCAGCTTGATTATTGAAATCAAAATCATCTAGGTCAGGCATATCTGCTTGCTCATCTTTAGAGTAGGCATAAATTTCATTGGCAACTTTCACTACATCAGCCCATGTTTCAGCAGCCTTAACTTTATCAACCATTTTTTGCTCTTCACCAGTAAAAAATACTTTCATACTGTATTGGCTCTTGGTATAGATGTTTAATCGGTTGATAAAAGCCATATCGTTAATATCACGACCTCTAATTCCAAAAAAATCACGGCCCATTAAATCAGTATAAGCTTTAATAAAGGAAGCTTTTAAGCCTGGATATTTTCGTTGGACTTTTTTCTCAATACGGGCATCCTCAACTACATTTAAGAATGATTTGAAATTTTTAGATTTGGTCTTATCAACCACGGCATCATGCCAACCTTCGGCAGGAGTATAAAGGGCATGCCCTACTTCATGGCCTGTTAAAAGGTCATATAGAGCGCCTGTCATATTTTGCCAGATT